AATACCTAGTCGTTGCCGATTGGTCGGCCATTGAAGCTAGGGTAAACCCTTGGTTGTCTGGCAGGGGCGACGAGAAGCTGGCTTTGTTTGCGTCCGGCGAGGATGTGTACAAGGTCAACGCTGCTTCAACGTTTCGTGTCAGCGTGAGCCAGGTCAACAAAGACCAGCGCCAGATCGGCAAGGTGCAGGAGTTAGCCTGCGGCTTTGCCGGTGGCGTCGGTGCTTTTGCGGCGATGGGTCGCGTGTACGGCGTGGCGTTGCCCGAGTCCGATGCGCGGCGCATGGTAGATGCTTGGCGTAGGGCAAACCCTTGGTCCGTTCCGTACTGGCAAGACCTAGAATCAGCGTACACCCGCGCCATGCGAAACAAAGGCAAAGAGTTCAGCGCCGGACGGGTGACCTATATGTTCGACGGCCTGCACCTGTGGTATGTGCTGCCCTCTGGACGCATCCTGTGCTACCCCTACGCCCGATTGGAATCAGAAGGTGTGACTTACGCCAAAGCCGCATGGAAACCCGCCGCTGATGCCAAGGAGTGGCCCCGCGCCCGTTTGTGGAAGGGCTTGGCCTGCGAGAACATCACCCAGGCCGTGGCTAATGATTTGCTGCGCCATTCGCTGCGCCAGCTAGACGACGTGGTGCTGCACGTCCACGATGAAATTGTGATCGAAACCGCTACGCCCGACCCCGAGGCGCTGCGCTTGGTCATGTGTACCCCGCCCGATTGGGCTAAGGGTTTACCCCTAGACGCTGAAGTTGAGGTTATGACTCGTTATGGAAAGGGTTGATATGGCAGAGCAATGGAATCCAGTGCCTGGATATGAGGGCTTTTATGAAGTGAGTGATTTGGGTGAAGTTCGGTCTTTGACGCGCCATGTGCCTTACGGTAAGCACGGCCACACGATGTACAAAGGCCGCGTCTTAAAACAGTTCAGTTCAAAAAACGGTTATGCGTGCGTCAAGCTGTCTATATGTGGTGCTTTGTGCACCACCTATGTACATGAACTGGTGCTTCGGTCTTTTGTTGGGCCGCGTCCGGCCACGCAATCGCGCGGCGAGATCAGACATCTTGACGGGCAAAAAGCAAACAATAGTTTGGTCAATTTGGTATATGGAACCGTTGTTGAAAACGGTGCAGACAGGGCTAAACATAACAAAGCAAGGGCTACAAAATGAATTTCTTAACTTATCTCGAAAACATTGCGCCCGAGGGCGAGGTTATTTTGTTTGTGCGGCAGAAGCCCGCCGTGCCGGAGCAGTTCCACGCCGACGGCGCGATTAAATGCTCATGGCCTGCGTACCTGCCCAAAAAGTGGAAGCCCGATCAGGCGTGGTATTGCAACACGGGCTGTTTTATCATCGACCGATTCGAGGAGGGCAGGCCAGCAGCCAAGGCCGACGCCTGCGAGCGTGTGGCCTTCCTCGTGCTGGACGACGTGGGCACCAAGGCCAAGGTGCCGCCCATCGCCCCGACGTGGATCATGGAGACATCACCCAACAACTATCAGTACGGCTATACCTTCGCCCTTGACGACCAGCCCATGAAGGGCGAATTTAGCGCCGCGATCGTAGCGATCGCCGAAGCAGGCTACACCGACGGCGGCGCGATCAACCCCGTGCGTAATTTCAGGTTGCCTGGTTCGATTAACTTGAAGCCTGGCCGCGATCGCTTTGCGTCTGCCCTAGTCGAGTTCCACCCCGAGCGTGAGTTCAGTCTTGCAGAGATATGCGAGGCACTAGGGGTTATCCCTAACCCAGCAGACACCGCCACCATACGCCCGATCCGGCTCACCGATGACGGCGGCGATGATGTGCTGGCGTGGACCGCAGCGCGCGGCGATCTGCTAGAGCGCGGGAATTCAAGCGGTTGGTGGGGCGTCGTGTGCCCCAACAGCGGTGAGCATAGCGACGGCAACCCGATGGGCCGGTATCACCCCGTCAACCGCGCCTATTGCTGCCTGCATGAGCATTGCTCGGAGTGGGATAGCGTGGCCTATCTTGCGTGGGTCGAAGAGCAGGGCGGGCCTAAGCGCTCGCATGGCCTGCGCGACGAGTTGCTGGCCGCCGTGATGGAAGACACCCTTGCCAAGCTGACCCCAACGCCCGCATACCCCGACGAGGCCGCAGCGGTTATCGCCGAGGTCGAGCATCGCGAATTGGGCCGCGTGGAGATGTCCGGCTGGTTCGAGCGCTTCGCGTACATACAGAACGACGATGCGTACTTTGACATGGAAGACCGGCGCGAGGTAATGCGTAAGACCTTCAACGCTCTATTCCGGCATATCAATTGCAAGTCCCGCCACGGCAAGCACCCCAAGATCGAGGCGTCCAATACGTTTGACGAGTACCGCCAAGACAAAGGCGCGCGCGCCCTGGTCGGCATTACCTACGCTGCGGGCGAGTCGGTGCTAGTGTCGCGTGAGGGTTTGGTCTACGGCAATCGCTGGCGCGACGCTCGGCCCGAGCCAGTGGCCGCTGACGTGTCCGCGTGGCTGCGCCATGTCGAGCGCATGGTGCCAATTGAGTATGAGCGCGAACACCTACTAAACGCCCTTGCCCATAAAGTGCAATTCCCCAGCCATAAGATTAACCATGCCATCCTACTAGGCGGCAATCACGGGAGCGGCAAAGATACCCTCTTTGCCCCGTTCTTTTGGGCCATAGGCGGCAAGGCCAAGCACAATTGTTCGCTGGTCAAGAATGAGGACCTAAGCAGTCAGTGGGGCTATGCCCTCGAGTGTGAAGTGATGGAGATTGCAGAACTGCGCCAAGCAGAGGCCAAAGACCGGCGCGCGCTGGAGAACACCCTAAAGCCCATTATTGCAGCGCCCCCTGAGTTGCTGATGGTTAACCGCAAGGGCTTGCATCCCTACTACGCCCTCAACCGCGTGTTCGTGATCGCGTTTTCCAATGAGCGTGTTGCCATATCGTTGCCCTCAGAGGATCGCCGTTGGTTTGTCTTATGGTCCGAAGCAGGCAAGCTGCCGGAGGCCGATGCGGTGGCCTTGTGGAACTGGTACGAGAACCGAGGCGGCTTTGCAGCAGTGGCCGCGTATCTGCATTCGCGTGACGTGAGCGCGTGGAACCCCAACGCAGCCCCGCCAATGACCGAAGCCAAGGCCATTATGGTTGAGCATGGCATGAGCGGCGCTGAGTCGTTCCTAGTCAACCTAATCAAGGCCCGCCAGCGTGCCTTTGCGTCCGGCGTGGTAGGCGCGCCCTTTTATGCGATCTGCGATGAATTGCAGCTATACGCACCAGCAGGGATTAAGATCGTCCCTCCGGCCCTTATGCACGCGCTGAAAGAGGCCGGATGGGTGGATATGGGCCGCTTGGCATCGCGTGAGTACCAAACCAAGAAGCACATATTTTGCGCGCCTGAGATGGCCAAAAGCAATAAATCAGACCTGCGCCGGGCCATAGAAAAAGCCCCCGAAGGGGCTTAATCAAGATCGAACAGGATCGCCAGGATCGCGGCGACCAGCGCCGCAACGATTATGAGCATTCGAGCGCGCGCTGGGCGTCCGCTCGTGTCTTTTCGTTGTCATCGTCCAGCAGGGCGCGCAGCACGTCCTCTAGGTGGTTTATGCGCGCCTGTAGGGTTGTTTGTACATACAGTGGTGTTTGAAAATAGATCATAAGTACTCCAATTCAAGCCATACATTATTTTGACATTGCTCTATTAATTGTTCATCGGTGTAATTAGCAAAACCGCCATTAGCAAAAAACGTTGCGTTATGGTCCAAACATTCAGGGTTTTCGAGCAAATACTGAAATTCAAATTTAGTTAACGCGTGAATCATTTGTTGTCTTGTCATAGGTACTCCAACAAAATAGCGGCCAAGATCAGGCCAATTGAGACGGCCAGCAGGGCACCGGCCCAAGGGCGCGCTACTGGTTCGGGTTTGTAGTGCTGGCGGTTCATTGTTCGACCTCCATGCTATCGACGCCCTGGGGCACGCTGATGTGCTTGGACAGTGGCGCGAAGTGGTTCGACTCACCTAGGGCATTCATAGCGTAATAGTCGCGCACGTAGGCGTGCGTCGATAGATTCGCGCCAAAGCGCGGATATGAGCGCCCGCAGCCTGCGGTAATGGGCTTGCGGCGCGCTTTCTTGCTTGCGAGTTCTTGCACTTGCGCGGCGCGCTCCGGGCTTTTGAGGGTGTAAGTAGTGGATTCGATTTTTAGTGTAAGCATGATGTGATTCCTTAAAATTGAGCGTAAACAATGCCGGAGGGCGTGATACCAACAACAGAGGTATGGTCGTTCAGATACGCAAGCACATGATCCCGCTCTCCGTCCGTGTCGCCTTCGTCTACGGAGCTAAACTCTAAGCCGTACCAGTCTGCGATCTGCTGGACGCTATCCTCTGAATATTCGCAACAGAGCGCGATCACGTCCAGATCGTAATCTGGATCAACTTCCTCCAAGTAGTCGAACAGTAGGCCGAGTGCCTCATAGCTGAATTGGTCGGCGCGTCCGCACTGGCGGAATTCATCGCGGAATTGGCTTGCGTTTAGGATAGTCTGTTTCATGGTGTGCCTTTACTGTAGTGAATTAAACAATGAATTCAGGGTTGTTAGTCACGCCCAAGTCAAGGGCGATAGCCATAATTTCATTGTGACTTTTCGCAGTGCGCGCCGATCGAATGAGCGCGGACAATGCGCGCGCGACATAGTTTGCGCCAAAGTGTTGCATTTTTAGAGTGACCGCAACATCACGTTTTTCGGATTTTGTCATGGTGTTTTTCCTTTACTTTACTGCATGGCGACTTTGCCATGGTTGATAGTGTAAGGGATTTTCTTACAGTTTATATGGTGTCAATTTACAGAATTGACACCATGGGCTTAAATTGTTGGCGTTGTTGGCGGTTTGATTGGCGCTAGGTTGGCTATGGTGTTTTTATGCGGGTCTCCAATGGGGGAGCATAATTGTTGGCTATGTTGGCTATTGTTTTTATCTGATGTTATCTAAACTATATATTTCATAATGTGAAATATACATACCATATAGTGGGATATGCAATATGGGGTAAGACTAACTGCAATCGGCGTAGGCATAGCCAACATGACCCACCGCACATAAATGACGCAAAAACGACTGTAAACATAACAAAAACGTCAATTGTTGGCTATGTTGGCTATTAAAAACAAATAGCATATATAACAATATGCTTAAAAATTAAGCAAAAATACCCTAAATCTTCATATTTCATGACCCACATGACCCACATCGATGCGCGCACTGGCGCGTGGGTATCGCAAGCTATGCGATCCGATTGGCACTGCCAACACTGCCAACAACGACCAGGGAATACGCTTGCCATTCTGACTACTACATACTTACCATTCTGACTAGCATTACCCTTACCATTTTGACTACTAACCCCTTGCCATTTTGTGTAGGGATTTTGGCCAGGAGGGGGAGGGGTAGGGCCGAGCGGTTGGGCCCACGGAAACGGAGGGGCCACAAACAAAATTTTTTTAATATAAAATCCAAAGCACACGCCCACCCAGGCGCAGGAGAACCATTTGTTCAAATCACTGCCGCTCACTGTCCGACACGTCCAAGCGACTGAATCGCGCTTGCAGGCGATATACGACGCTGCCAAGCTGGGGCTCAAAGGCGACACGCTTGCCCTGGCGTCAGGGATGCGGCCAGAGGAGTACCAGCACCTGTGCCAATTTGACGCACTGGCCGAGATGGCCGCACGCAAAGGCAAGGCTGACGGCGAGCGCGAGATGGCCGACGTGCTGCACAAGGCAGCCCGCGAGGGTGACGCTAAGGCGGCGCTTGAAATCTTGAAGCACCAGCACGGCTGGGTCGCCAAGCAGTCCATCACGGTGGACATCGACCAGCGCATATCCATCACGCAGGCGCTGCAAGAAGCAGAGATGCGCGTCATAGAGGTTGTAGATGCAGTCCACCAAATACAGCGCTGAAGACGAACAGGCGCTGATGGCGCGTCTGTGGACGCCGCGCATCAAGGACAACCCGCTGAACTTTGTGATGCTCACGTTTCCGTGGGGCGTCAAGGGCACGCCGCTAGAAAACTTTAAGGGGCCGCGCAAGTGGCAGCGCGAGGTGCTGCAAGATTTGGCCGACCACATCGAAGCGAACAAAGGCCAGTTGGATTACGCAGTGCTGCAAAGCGCAATATCGTCGGGGCGCGGTATTGGCAAGTCGGCGCTGGTCTCGTGGATCACAATATGGATGTTGTCAACGCGCATTGGGTCCACGACCATCATTTCGGCCAACTCGGAGTCTCAGTTACGCAGCATCACTTGGGCTGAGATCACTAAGTGGCTGGCGATGGCGCTCAACTCGCACTGGTTTGAAGTCTCGGCCACGCGGCTGATGCCTGCCAAGTGGCTCACTGAACTGGTCGAGCGGGACCTGAAGAAAGGCACCAGGTACTGGGGCGTCGAGGGGCGGCTGTGGTCGGAAGAGAATCCGGACGCCTACGCGGGTGTGCATAACTACGACGGCGTGCTGGTGGTGTTTGACGAGGCCAGTGGTATCGCCGATGCGATCTGGGCGGTGACAAGTGGATTCTTTACTGAGAACACGCCGCACAGGTTTTGGCTGGCGTTCTCCAACCCGCGCCGCAACACGGGGTACTTCTACGAAGCGTTTAACTCCAAGCGGGCGTTTTGGAAAACCAAGGTGGTGGACGCGCGCACGGTAGAGGGTACGGACAAACAGGTCTACGAGCGGATCATCCAAGAGTACGGGCCAGACTCCAGCCAGGCGCACGTCGAGGTCTACGGGATGTTCCCCAGCGCGGGGGACGATCAGTTTATTGGCTCGGACATTGTGGACGAGGCGATGGGGCGGGAGAAGTACAAGGACTTGTCAGCGCCCATTATCATCGGGGTGGACCCGGCGCGCTACGGCGCGGACGCAACGGTCATCGCGGTGCGCCAGGGGCGGGATATTGTCAACATCACGCGCCACCGTGGGGACGACACGATGACGGTGGTGGGGTATGTGATCGACGCCATTGAGGAATACAAACCGGCGCTGGTGGTGATTGACGAGGGTGGGCTAGGGGCTGGGATTGTGGACCGGCTCAAGGAGCAGCGGTACAAGATCAAGGGCGTAAACTTTGGGAACAAGGCCAAAAACCCGATAATGTACGGAAATATGCGCGCTCAGATGTGGGGTGAGATGAGGGAGTGGCTGAAATCTGCTAGTATCCCGACCGACAGGTTCTTGAAAACGGATTTGATTTCGCCTAAGATGAAGCCTGATTCACGTGGAACAATCTTCTTGGAGAGCAAGAAAGAAATGAAAGCGCGGGGACTTGCATCGCCAGACGCAGCGGACGCAATATGCGTGACGTTTGCTTTTCCCGTGGCCCACCGCGAGTATACTGAGCCCACTCGCCGCTATAACGCTCAAGACGGCGCAATGCACACTTCATGGATGGGGTCTTAATATGCCACTGGTTAAATCATCTTCCCCCAAGGCTTTTCGGTCTAACGTCAAGGCTGAAGTGGCTGCCGGTAAGCCTGTGAAGCAGGCCGTGGCGATTGCTTACTCGGTTAAGCGTCAGGCACCAGCCCCAGCCCCAATGAAAAAGAAATAGTATGGCAGATTACACCGGCATGGTAGCGGTAGGCAATGTCGCCAACGGTGGTGGCAAGAAGAACGACGACTCCGGCGTACTGGCAACTGCCCGCAGCCGTTTGGACATGGCGATCTCTGCGCTGTCCGAATCCCGTGAGGATGAGATCGACGATCTGAAGTTCTACGCCGGTAGCCCAGATAACCACTGGCAGTGGCCTGCTGATGTGTTGGCTACTCGCGGTGCGGTGCAAGGGCAGACAATTAATGCACGCCCGTGCCTTACCATCAACAAACTGCCGCAGCACGTCCGGCAAGTAACCAATGACCAACGACAAAACCGCCCAACTGGCAAAGTTATTCCAGCCGATGACAACGCCGATATTGAAGTTGCCGAAGTCTTCAACGGAATGGTCCGGCACATTGAGTACATCTCGGACGCCGATGTGGCTTACGACACTGCCTGCGAAAACCAAGTCTCCTATGGAGAAGGCTACATCCGGCTCCTGACCGAGTATTGCGAGGACAATACCTTTGATCAGGACATCAAGATTGGTCGGGTTCGCAATTCGTTTTCGGTTTACATGGATCCAACGATCCAAGACCCCTGCGGGCAAGATGCCAAGTGGTGCTTTGTCACTGAGGACATACCCAAGGCCGAGTATGAGCGCAAGTATCCTGATTCTGCGCCCATTACTACGCTGCAAACTCTTGGTGTTGGTGACCAAAACCTGTCCCAATGGCTTAATGAGGACACGATTCGGATTGCGGACTACTACTACGTCGATTACGACAAAGGTACGCTCAATTTATACACTGGAAACGTTACCGCGTTTGAGGGCACGCCCGAAGACAAGCAATTGCGTGCTATTTATG